GAAATATTGGATTGTTGGAAAGAATTTAAACATGTATATCTTTGTGTCAGCGTTGATGCATATAAAGAACTAAATGAATTTATTAGATATCCTATGAAATGGGATAAACTTTTAAGAAATTTAGAAGTTGTTGATACGATAGCCAAAGATCAAAAAAATATTAGCATACAAATTCATGCTACGGTAAGTTCGTTAAATTGTGAATCGATGATAAATTTTTTAAATTGGGTTAAAGAAATATCAAAAAAATATATTTCTATTGATCCTTATCCCATGTTTAATTATGTATATGAGCCTGAATGGTTTGATCCTGTACATCTTCCTGACGAAATAAAACAAAAAATTTATAATCAATATCTTGTTTGGGAAAATGAAAATGTAGAATTTCTAATGGCCAGCGGCGACAAACAAAGATTAGATATGTTAAAAAGTTATTTGGAAAAAATTTTAAAATCTTCCAGAAATAATAAAATTTGGAAATTATGTCTGGAAAAAATTAAATTTTTTGAAAAAACAAGAAATATAAAATTTCCTTCTATAAAAGAGTATTAGTCGAATCGGCTATATCTTTTTTCAGTCTATCAATATCTACCTTGAAATCTATTTTCTTAATTTCATTTTTATATTCACTTAGCGTATTGAGTAATCGATCAGCAATAGCGTCTGGTTTTTCTTCTTTTAATTGGTCTTTAATATCGATCTGCCATACCCTGCCATCGGCAAATTCTAGATGTATTGTATCCAGATAAGCCACAGGCATGGTATTCATATATAGATCTTCAAAAACCTCTGGCCACTCTTTGACAAGATGTCGTGGCGGCCTAAACAAAGGATTAGACATTAGCTGATTCTTCTACCTTCTTTGTAGTTTTCTTTTGCGGTGGATCAAGAGCATCGGCCTCTTTGCGTAATCTTGCAGCTTCTTTATACATAGCATCTGCCTGACTGCGATAACTCTTGGCAATATCTCGATCAGACAATGCTTCAGTTGCCTGTGCTCGTAAAGGAGCCGGAACATCTGGATCCACATCAGGAGCCAGATCGGTAACCTTGGCAATATCTTCAACTGTAGCGTCGGATTTTTTAGGAGCACCCGACACAAAAGTATATAAATCATCTACAGCACAATTTTTTTGTTCTGCAATTAATATGTTTAATTGAGACAGTTCAACTGAGTCCTGTGTAGTCGGAGTCATAATAATTGTATCTGTAGGAACTTTTTGTAATCGACCGTCTGCTTGTAAAGCCTGTAGCATAGGGCGACCATCTGGAAAAGTACGAATAAACATAATTTCACCAAATTCAAAAGCATCTTGAGCTTGTTCAGTTTCTACCAGAGTCATAATTGAATCATGGTATGAATCTGACAAATTAGCCACCGGTAACACCAAGGCCATATTTGACTCTCCTGGTAACGTTCTAAATACTACTAGAAGTTTTACACCTGTGTTTTTTGTCCTACCAATGTGTTTTAATGGTTGTGCCATTTTAGGCCTCCTTTTTAGCCACAGCTTCTAGAAATGTGTTTAACTTATTGAAAGTTTTACCCACTGCTTCTAGTTCTGTTGCTTTGAACGCTCCTCTGGTTGTTGCTACTTCAATGATATTTTTAAGTGCTACCAGGTCGCTGACATTTAGGTCTGGACCCTGAGGCGGTTGTGCTGCTGCTTCTGCATTAGAAACCTCAGCAGTTGCTGTTTGTGCTTCTTGTTTTTGAACTTCGTCTGACATTAATTTCTCCTTAAAATTGGACACGCTAGCATAAAATATGTTAGTTCTTTTTGTTGCTCAAAACCTATGTATGAAGAAGATTTTAAATTACCACCGTCGTCGATTCCCGGGAATCTTACTAAACAATAGCGACCTTTAAGTTTAGTCTTTACCCAATCTTCTACGCCTTCAAATAATTCAGAATCCGAAATCTTCATTTTTGAAAAATGCGGAGGCAATGTTTTTAGTTTTCTTTGCTTTAAAACATCTATAGGATTCAAGTCAAACATAGTGAAAATATTTATAAGGGTATATTATTCTGGCACTGATTCTTGGCTTAATCTTTTGGCCAAGGCTTTGTTATAACCCAGTTTTCTAATATCTCCGGAAAATAGATATAATTCAAAGGCCGCACGTTCTTTTAACACCACAATAAATTTTTTAGTAATATAGAACGGACTATCGATGAAATTGTCTAACCAAATTAACACCTGTGGAGTAAACGCAAATTCTTTAGGAAAATCTATTTTGTATGTTTTTATTTTAGCATCTTCTTGAATAAAAGTCATAGCCTCTTCTGTTAATCTAAGACCACCAGAATCTTTTGATCTGAAATTCCACCACCAAATAGATTTATATTTTTTAATTATATCAGGATCAGCTTCTCGATCTGCTGCCTGTAAGAATACCTGGGTATAGGTATCCTTGATGTCCATGTTATTTTACCTCTTGGCCTGAGGTCAGTTTATAAACTGCAAAGTCAGAGGTTTTAAAAAGTTTGTTTAATTTTTTAGCAAGATTTATAGCATGGCCAGGATTTGAAAATGAAACTTTTTTGTATTTAGGTCCGGGATAGCTGGCGACTAGACTACCACTCTTAAGATTGAATGGTTGACCTTTATAGAAAACAGCCCAGATGGCTTCGCTGTCGAGAATCTGTTCGACTTTGAAGTTTTCTTTGTTTGCATATTCTAATAAAATTTTTGGTTTTGGTCGACTCATATATACGTAATTCCTAATTAACCACGTATATATTTATGCCTTTTAGAAGCCACCACCGTCAAACTTTACGTCTATTTTAGTAGTTGATTCGCGTATTTCAGCTAACATAGCATGTATATCCTGTACAGTGCGACCTAATTTGGCAGTTAATATTGCCAGTTCTGCAGTCAGATCGCGTGCTTCTTGTATAGTAATCCGTATTTCTTTTTGCTGACTTTTTTCGGCAATAGACACACGTTGCATGAGTTTTTCAACAGATGGAAGATTGGTTGGTAATGATTGCATTTTTATTTCCTGTGCAAGGTTATGTTAAAACTAATTGCTATTCTTGTTTTTGTTTTATTATCCAATACGCCGTGTATTAAATCTGATTTCCATAAAACTAATCTTCCGTTAAATGAAGGAATCCTAATAGAAGATGCCGAGTATTGGTTTTTTTGAACAAACGGCAAATCATACCAAGAGTCGTTATAAAAAAATCTAGAAAGAAACGTAATGGGGGAACTATCTTCCTCAACCGCAACATAAAAAGTTCCACTTAAATGACTTCCGGGACTATGAGTATGATACGGATGACTTCCTCGGTAGCCTATGTTTGATACCCATATGCTATCTATAGAAGGAGTTAGTACATTTACATCTATACCTATAATCTTACAATATTCAAATGATTCTTCGAACAAAAAATTATATAGCGGTATTAGTTCAGTATCTTCTGTTAACGTATGTTCAAAGAATGTTGTTTTTTCTCCTTGATATTTTTCGTCGGCAGAACATTGATCCAAATAATTTTTACATCTCGAAGATATTAAATCGGCTAACTCGGGATTATCTTTTATGTGAATATAATCTGAAAATGCATCCATTATTTTGAGACATTTGATAATACCTGTTTCATTTCTAATTCTGTTTTGAACGGCCCCTTGTAAGGATAACGTTCCAGTGTAATCTTTTTAGGACAAAAACTCTTAACCCAACCTTTATCGAATTTAATAGTGTAATAGCCTGCACAATATAAACTTTTTGAATCGTCACTTTTAGTAAACAGTGGAAGTTTTTTTCTGATATCAAACATAGCATTATAGGGGGCGGTACTGGTTGGATATCCGTGAACCTCATTAGGTAGTGAATGTTCACTTTCTTTCACAATCTTTACTGTAAAAAATTTCTTACCGAATACTTTTGTAAGACTTTCTTTAGTATCGTAAATTTTAATACCTGCTTCATTGCTCATAACGAATCGATTGTCTTCGTTCTTTCTCAGAGTTGCAATCTTTTCTCCATCTTGTTCAACAATCCAAAATTTATTATCGATAATTGGTTTAGCATGTAATTCTGTCATACTGTGTACCTCGCATTTAATGGTTCTGCATAACTGGCCGCTTGTTCTGAAATTTTCTTTAGATCATAAAGTCCGCAGAATTTCATAAGTCTAATTCCTACCTGTGCAACGTCCTTATTGGCTGAAGTTGCGGTAGCAATAGTTTCAGTAATAATTTTCTTAATGTCATCGGGCTGTGCGGTAAGGTCGATTAGTCTACGATTACGTTCGTAGTCTTCTAACACACGATGTTCTTGACCTTCGTGATCAGTCCAACGTTGTAGCATAAGATTGTTCCACGCATAGCCTTTGCTGCCACGATCTTCGAACGCTTCACTAAGACCCACTTTTTTGCTTGTACCTTTAGTACGCACACCCGGATAAGCAGAAAATACATTATCTGAAGTATCACCTCGCATACATTTTTCAAATAACAGCCATTCGGGATTAGGTGCAGATTTAGGCAACTGTGTTTTCTTATCAATAATTGGTCGACCCTTGTCGTCAAAATGACCTTCGTGTGTTATGGTACATTCCATAACACCGTTATATTGCTTGACATTAGGTGCAATTAGTTGTACAAAGTCTGTGTCGGTGGAAATAATAACATGATTATCATCTGGATGGCTCTGTATCCATCCTGCAATTAAATCGTCAGCTTCTAATTGACTGTGTTGTAGAACTGTACAATTAGTTTTTTCTGTGATAAATTCTTTAAATGTATCAAAGGCTTCCCAAAACACTTTTTCTTCTTCTTGTTCACGTTCTGTATGTGCTGCACGAGCATCTGAACGATTACGCTTATATGGAGCATAATAGTCTTTGCGCCATGATCTACCCTCTAAGCAGAAAATAACATGACTGCCTTCGAATTGCTGCCATGCTTTACGTATAGAATTTAGGGTTATATGAAATGCCATGCCAAGTTTTATATCAGCATCA